TTTTTATACTTCTCTACATAATCAATAACCTTTTTCCATGCCCGGTTCTTGGGGGAATAGGTCTGCAGATGGTAAACAAAGAACATCATGCTTTGCCTCCTTTCTCATTAAAGGTGATGTTGACTGTCCCACCATTGACATAGATGGAGATGGATTTGTCGCTACGTGCTGCACGGATACGTTTACGTCCGGCGCACAGTTCAATACCCAACTGGGCAAACAGTTCTTGAACCTTCTCTGCGGATACATAGCGTCCGCGGGCGCTTTGGGCTTGTTTTTTCATACTGTTTGATTGTTTAGCGTATAGGCAGAAAAACGGCTGCCATTTCCCGTGTCGCTAAACAATCAAACAGTTGTCACTCCGTAGAGCAAAACAAATTGATAGGAAAGGCAGCCGTATGCATTTGTCAATAAACAAACTTCTACATATCTTCAGTATGGGCATAAAAAAAGCCCATTATGTCATGAGCATTAACCGCGCTCTACGTACATGACTAACATGTTTGATTGTTTAGCACCACAAAGATGAGAGTTTATTTTGAAATAGCAAAAGAAAAGCGGAGATTTTTTGTTTCTCCGCTTTTAATGTCACATTAAAAAGTTATACTGGCAGACAACCCACCTGGTGATGCTGACATTTTCAAGTATTTACCAGCCAACCATTCATAACGCAAACTCGAAGCATACAGAATGACAGCAGCCGCTCCAAAAATGACACTGGTTCCAGCAACAGCCACTTCATAGTCTTCGCTGTTATTAAAGAACCAGATACCTCCACTGACAGCCGCACATGCTAAGGACGCTGTTTTAAATCGGGAAGATTTAATCATCATGTGCCCAGCCTCAAATTGTGGATTCCCCACATCTGTTCTCAATTTTAACGACTGCATAAAAGTCATTGGCTGTTTTTCGGCATTTGGATTCTGCCCATCGACTCTCTCCGGATGTCCTGGAGGTATTTGCCTCTCGGTTGTTTCTGTGTTTCTACGATTTTCACGTCTCATTTCCGGACGTTCTTGTGCTAAAACAGTGTTTGCCACTAAGGACAGAACACAGATTAAAAATAAAACTCGTTTCATATTCAATTATTTATAGTATTTTTGCCAAAAAGAAAGTTATCATGAAATATACCGATAAAGATATACAGCAAGCTATAGAGCTTTCACAATATGCAGCCAATAAATGCTCTGAATTAGAGGATTACTCCATAGAGATGGAAGAACAGCTGTTTCGTTTACAACGGAAATGCAGTTTAATCAGAACATTGCAGATAACCACTCCCATAAGTTTGCTAATCGGTCTTTTGTTAGGACTCCTAATATAAAACCCACCGCTCCCCAAACAGCGCTGGCAATATTGATATAGTTTCCCCACAATGTCGTTTTCTTTATCCTGCTATCCAGCTCGTTTTCTTTTTCCTTCATCTCCAAATATTTGGCAAACCCCATTTTTACAGCTTTCTTGCCTTCGCGGGTCAAACAAATAGATTCAGTTTTTCCTTGTGCAGTAGAAATTAATCCTTCTGAATCTATGTCCGTTATAGCTTGCGTTATACGTTCCATATTATAACCTTTTTTTTTGAAATTTGTCTTTAATATCCTTAGGATGAATAATGGTTTGTTCTGATATATATGTCAGAATGAAATCTTCCAATGAATTCATATCTAAAAAATCAATTCCTTATGCCGCGCGCCCACCGGAACCACCCGGAACCCGATTGAGTACGGGTTGCACGGCATAAGGAATTGAAACGTTTGGTTTATATTGGGCACTGCAAAGGTGTTAATTCTATTTCACATATCCAACAAAGAGATACAAAAAAGGCTTCCAACCCGTGGAAGCCCTCCTAATTGTCATTAAAAACCTTACGGCCTCGCGATTGACCGAGAAGTATTTTTCAATTCATTGGAATTTACATCATGCCAAGTGCACCTGACTTATGTCATTCAGAAAGCCATGCAATGCGCTTTCTATTTTTTCAACCTGAGCTTTACGTGGTTTTTTCAAACCTGATGCGTAATGTCCCAAGAGTTTCTGGTTGACCCCCGTTATACGCTCCAGTGCAGCCTTGGTAAAAATACCGCTATAATACTGGAGGAACGACTGTACATCAAAAGTCCATTCTACGGATATTTCTCCTTGTAATTCTTTAGGGACTGTAGAATTATGTTTTTTATACAGTTCAATGGAGGCAAGAAGATTCTCTTTTGTTTCCTGCACAGTTTCACCCTCTCCATAGATACCAGGAACATTGTCAGCCCACGCACCGAACAAGTCCGGTCCTTTTTCAATTGTCACTTTAAGTTTTCCCATAATAAAATCCTCCTTTCAAACATATAGAGAAAAGGGGGAGCTTATTCAAGCTCCATATCCCTGATAATTTTCTTTCTTAGTCCTTCACCCATTTCTTTGGCGCCGTGATAGGGCACCGGGTATCTGATACCGTTCTTGTCTTCATAAATCCGATGGCTCCCGTCTCCTTCACCTTTTATCCAGTGCCATCCTCTTTTCTTTCCACGTTTCAGTATCTGACTATGAAATTCTCTTGATTTAACCATATCTTAGTTGTTTCAATGACGCAAAGGTAGTAAAAATTCTACTTTATGCAAATAAAAAGAGCTTTTTTATTCTATCCGGTAAAAAGTTCCCTTCAGTACCTTGCTTAATCCATCAACATCTATTTCCGTCTCAATCTTCTCGCACAAATACTGCTTGTTGCCTATAAGAAACACCTTATTCACATCTGGCAGCTTATTGGCTTGGAACTGGATTGTGTAAGGGATATTGGAGTGAAACAGACTGAGTGTCGACAACCGATGTCCGACACTGTCCGGACAAACATCGTTCAAGCTTAGGGAATACGGAAGGAAGTCCGTGAGCTGTGCTCCGGTCTTCTGCTGGTAGTCCGTAAAAGGATAGGCATAATCATAGGCATGTGTCTGACCGCTGTAAGTTACGTTCTGCCGGTTGAACTTACCGGTATTGACAGCCACTTCCATGTGCCCGTTTTTTTCCTGCTTCTCCTTCAGCTCCACGTCACCGTTTATGGCTTCCTGGACATTGAAGCGCTCCTGCTTGGCAACAGTAGCCTGGTAGCCCACCGCGGGTATGTTCAATACCATGGAGGTGTACGGACGGGACAAATCGTAATCAGCTACAGAGCCATACACACCGACATTGAACTGAATAATTTTAGCCGGGACGATTCCGAGTGAGGTCTCTACATCGGACGATTCCGGGTCACGGATTAAATCCGCATACAAATTGACTTCACGCAGCGTATTCTTATCATTTTCATTGTAGTTGATATAATACCGTTTACCAACAATAAAGATTGTACTTTTCTTGTCACCGTCACCCATTCCGTTGTATGCGGTCAGCATTGCATCGTAAGAATCATATTCTTGTTTGTATGCAGCCTCTATGATGTCCCTTTCAATTCGCAGATAGCCGTCATCCGTATGGGAAGGCAGATTGTAGCCCACATTGCCAGTGCTCAAGTCTTTCTCATTCTTTTCATCTTCAATATCCACAGTGAACTCCCGTAGCAGGGAGGATGCAGGAATTATCTCCTTTCCGGATTCTGTAAAATAATCGTTAAGCCCTACGAGGCTCACTACTTTGGTGCGTTCGTTGACCACTGTAACCGCACAAAGGAATTTCTCCAGTTCATCAAAGAATTCGGAAACAGTCCAGTGCGGCAATGCGGCGGCCACCCGGTTGCTGCTTACCGCGCTGCATACATAAACGTTCCGCAAGAAATTGTTATCAAAGAAGGAGGTATCGAACCTATAGCCAAAATGCCCCACTATTCTCTTGATGACTGTCAAAAGGTATGGTTGTACACATCGACGGCCATAATAGGGGCAAAGGGTAAAATTGTTCGTGCCGAACTCATAGATTGCATCGTTCTGAAGGTTCTCCCATTTGGCTTCTTGATAGAACACCGGCAACCATACAGCTTCAATGTCGTCCACCGAACCGTAGTAGTTCACCATATTGGCAGGTGGCTGGAAACGGTTCTGATTGTTGTTCGGCCAACTGATTGTACCTAAATCAAGTTCGTCAATATACAGATCATCATTCGTCAGCAGATTAAATTCCGCATTACCCGATACGAGCTGTACCTTAACCAGTGCATCTTCTACTGAGAGTAAAACCGCACTGCCGTAAAGCAGGCATCTGGCGTCAACGATGAGTGTGGCCGGAAGGATAGTCTTTTTTTTCGTCACATCCAGTCTGTTCACGTGCTTGAATATGGCATGATTGGCAGGCATGGGGAGTTCTATGTCCAAGGAGTAATTGGAACTGCGGGTGAAATACGGATTCTCGGAGGTGAACGTAATGTTGAACCCTTCAGGAAGGGCGGCCAATTGCCCGTCAATGTATAATTCTGTCATTGCTTGTTGCGTGATTTATTGTTGTTCAACTTCTGATATTCTTTTTGTGCCTGGTTGATACCCCGTTTGCCGGTAACATAAGTTTCCGCTACCAAAGGGGCATCCAGCCTGTTTTTAAGCTTCCGCAATACGCGGGTACATTCTATCAGCATCGCCACCATAGCCGGGTCATTGGTCGTCGTTGTGGCGCTGGCAGCAGGTGCTTTGGCTGGTACGGTACGTGTACTCTTTCCGGAACCTGCTACAGCCGCTATGTCTTCAGCTGTCAGATTACCAACATTACCGCTACGCTGTGCCACGTCAATGGCGTCGAATATCGGTCGCAGATTCGGGTTGGCCACAGCAAAACGGTTGGCGACGAATTCGTTGGAATGCACGATACCTTGCGGCTGGTCCCAGTTACCGGGACTGGTATAACCACCAGTGTAGAAATTGCCGACCATCCCTTTTACTACAGCAAAAGCCGTTTTGATGGCAGCTACTTGGGCAGCTGCTTTAGCGGCACCGATAAAGGAAAATGGAGCTGTTGCCGCCAAATTTTTTGCGGTGATTTCCAGTATGGAGATTTCAATAACACGTTCCAAAGCATCCAGTGCCATCATAATGGTTTCACGTAAGAAATTCTTCAGCGAAAGTTCGCCAGTGGCAATCATTTCACCAATCGTTTCTCCGAAGTCGGAAGCGATATCCGTCACCAGAGAGGCATATTGCCTATGCATTTTCATGGTTTTGTCGTATTTCTCTTTCTCGGCATCGGTCTGGGCTTCGGCCTGCTCCTTCTGTATCTCCGTACGTTGTTCCTCAGTCAGTTGGTAGTTGTGAAGCAAATCATTCCAATACCGTTTCCGAATCTCGTTCACCTCCTGGGAGAAATCCTCCTCGGAAGTCAGGTTCCTATAATGATAGGAAGCTGCTTCTTCCAATTCGATACGGAGTTGTTTCTGACGAACTGAAAGGCGTTCTTTGGCAATCTTGTCTGATGCTTTCTGACGCTCCTTTTCTGTCTTTTCATCCTGTTTTTTACATTCTTCATTGAACTTGATTTGTGCCTCCAGCATCTTTACCTGCAACTTCTCACGTTCATGCGGCTCCAGCCCCATTATCGCCAATTTCTCATCCAAAGTCTTTTTCTCCAAATCTATCTGAAGGGCAGTATATCCCTCGTTAGTCTGGATTTCTCCCTCAAGATAAAGCTTCTGGAGATGGGTGAGCTGTTGCATGTGGTTAGTCTCTATATCCTCCAATTCCTTGCTGACACGTTTTTTCCGCTCTTCTTCAGATTCAGAACCTCCACCACTGCCACCGTTTCCGGTAATTGTTGGAGAATCTGGAGTAATAGTCTTGTATTTATCGTTGATGGCAAGCAACTGGGAGGTATAATCCTGCATCATCTGTTCGTAATACCGAACGTTATCGTCAAGACGTTTTTTCTGGGTAGCCCATACGCGGTATGCAGTGGGTGATATCCCGTTGACTGTTGCAAGTTCCTCAACGGACTTGTCCATATTGATGGGGTCATTTATCTCCCATTCGAGATTTTTAAATTTCATGGCATCGGAACCGTTCTCCTGAATCCATTCTGACCTTTGTGCCAGGGCTTCTTGTAATTTGGCATTGGCCGCTTGCTGTTTGGCTGTGAGCAACAGCTTTTCTACATAACCGTCCAGCGCTTGCGTGTTGTTGTTGATAAGCACCCCCTCTTCCGTCAATGAAGCATGATATTCCGGAACAATGGACTGAATATCTTCTAATGCAGCCTTCCGTTTTTCATATGGTTCTTTAGAATCCTCAAGTACTTTCCGTAAAGCATCCAGCTTATTTTTTTCTTCGCTAATGCTTTTTTCAGCCTCTCTATTCATAACCACCAGTTCCTTTTGCCTACGTGCTGCAGCAGAAGTACGCTGAGCGTAGATATACAGTCCTGTTGCTGCGGCTGCAACGGTTGTGGCAATAGCACCAAAAGGATTTAATCCTAATACCGCCCATGCTGCCCGTGCCGCTTTAGTTGCGGCAGAGAAGCGGAAGGTTAAAGTCTCCAGCGCTGCTCGGAAAAGTAGTGTACTTGCTGCCACTGTCCGGGTTACGATATTATGAGAGCGCATCTGTAATATCAACCTGCCTATTGCCTTGTAATCTCCTGCCAATGCGTCGTTCAAAGCAGTGGTGGCTACCCGATAAGCTGTTTGGATGGCAATTCCTGCTCGTAAGACTAAGTTGTAAGTAGTATGATAAAGGGATATGAGCTTTAATGTGGTATAATAAGCTGCCAAAGGAACCGTTAGTGTTATTACTGTTGTGCCCCATTTTTTGCACCAGTCAATCAATCCCGGCAAATATTTGAGCACATTGGTCAGCATATTCGTACTCACCGTCAGAGCCGGATTCAACTTCTCGCCAAGGTCAATGGCTGCCAGCTTCATCTTATTACGTGCCTGCTCCAGTTTGGCCTGTGCAGTATCACTGTTTATGGCCGCCTGCTCATACGCCACATTGGTACCGGTGACGGCAGCGGTGAAGTCTTTCACCATCTCTGTGTTCTGAAGGATTACGGATGCGGTATTGTAGCCTTCCTCCCCGAACATTTTCTTGATGGCGCCTGCGTCCATGTTCTTGTTCTTCAGATTCTCCAGTGCCTTATCCAACCCGACGATTTTGGGGTTGGTCTCGTCTGCTCCGGTCTGAAGAACCAAAAAGAATTTCTTCAATCCCGTTCCGGCCACTTCATCCTTTATACCTCGATAGGCAAGCGTTTCAATCAATGCGACCGTCTGTTCAATGGGAACATTGGCCGAAGCCGCTGCGGTACCTGCATTCCGGATAGCCTTTGCCTGGCTTGCGATATTGGCGGAACCTGCTTGGGAGCCGGCGGCCAATACGTTGGTAAACCGTCCTGCCTGGTCTGTTGCCGCCCCATATTGGTTGAGTGATAAGGTAAGTGAATCAACCGCTTCGTTCAGGGTGATGTCCTTGGCTGCCGCTTGCAACCGCATGGCTTCCTCCGTAACAGCCTTGAGCGCTTCCTTGTCTCCAAGCAGTTCCGGCTTGGCCGAACCGACCAGCATGAACGCATCCAGGATTTCGGCTGCCGACTGGCGGACACGCAAGCCCTCTTTTGTCATGGTGGTGGAAAGCGTCTTGGCCTGCCCGGTCAACCAGGCAATGCTGTCATCATCAAGTCCGGTCAAGGCTTTCAGCCCGGCCTGGGACTCCTCCAACTTGTTGCGTTCGTCTCTGATGGCGCGCAAGGCAAGGGTAAAACCGGTCAGGAAACCTATTACGGACAAGATAACTCCACCGAAACGGTTGAACCAGTCTACCATACTGCCAATACTGACAGTCGCTTTCTTGGTTTCGGTAGTGATGCCTTTTATCTCCTGGCGATGCCGTTTTAAAATCCCCTGAAGATGCTGTATCTTCGCCATGGTGCGGTTGTATTCCTCAGAGCCGCGTGTCATTTCCTTAATGTCACGCTGTAGGCGTTTCATCTCCAAATCAATGGAATTGATGTCATTCTTAATTTCCTTGCCATCGATGTACAAGTAGACACCTCTTTTGACAGTCTTGTCACTTTTTGCCATAACGTTTTTCAATTGTTATTTTATCAAACTTCTGAAGCACATTCTTGAGTGCCTGGTCACCGTAATACTCTCCGGATAAATCAGCCAGTGATTCGATGTTATCCACAATGGGAGGGTCTAACCAGGGTAGGGGACTTCGCCGGATAACGGCATAGTGTTCATCAACGGTACGCATGCGCCGGATGCGATATTCAGAAACACGTAGAGAACGCAGTTCTTGACGTTTCTTCTTATCGCTCCATGCCGAATGTCCCTTCATTATAATTCCGTTCTTGACGATATATCCACGCCCGGCGCCATATTCCCGGTAGGCACCATACCGGGCAAAGCAGAAACCCAGACCGACATAAGCCGGTCCACCTTCACGGTCTTTCAGCCAACGGGATTGCAGTTCCCTACGCAATCTGCCGGTTGCGTGTGTCCGTTGTAGAATATTTACGGAGGTATTCTTGACTTTCCACGTCCAGTTCTCAACTCCTCGATTGAATTTCTCGGAGGTCATTAAACTCTTTTCTTCAGTTATTGCCATAAAAAAGCCTTTAGTTCCGGACACAAAACTAAAGGCTGAAAAGAGTGGAAAAAAGGACAAGAATTCAACGGACAGAGAACTTGAAATCATTGACCCGGTTCAGCCATCCTTTCCGGAATACGAGCTGCGACGGGTCCCTTTTACAGATTTCTTCAATAAACCGGATTCTGTCTGTCTTGATAGCTTCGAACAGCTGCCGTTGGTTGGCCAGATTGATACTTGCAACCGTCTGAGGACCTACGATGCCGTCTACATTGATTTGCAGTAGTTGTTGTACCCTTGTGATACCGGGACGTCCGGAGGCCCACACCCAATCCACACAGATATTCGCAATGGACTGGTTGTGTATGAAGTCCGCTTGGTAACGGTCCCAATAATACTTCTTGAAAACATGAAAAACGTCGTCCGGAGTAATCATGCGTAAATCATCTGCATCAATGTCTCCGTCACCATCCTTGTCATAACCGCATGCTTTCCACGTAGACAAGGTTATCCCCATATTGGTTTTGCCACCTTTGTCATTTTTGTGGTCACTCCATCCGCCTTCCCATTTGCGGATGACCTTGAATAAGATTTCTGCTTTTGCCATAACTATGAATTAATAGAACAGTGGCAAAAGTAACATATGACTTAATTTTTATGTAGGACATGCATTCTCCGCAAATGGTCATCCAATGTTTTGGGGTTACATTTAAGCTTACGACAGATGGCTGCCTTTGAATAACCATATTCGAGCATAGTTCTAATGAGAGGTTCCTTTCCTGTAAGCTTGTAATGCGAATTCTTTCCACCAGATGGCCGGCCTAATTTCAGGCCTTCAGCCACACGACGAGCAAGCCCTGCTTTGGTTCGACGAGATATGTCTTCCCGCTCTTTTTGGGCGAATAGAACCTTGAAGAATGTATCCTGAACAGAATCCGAGTCATCCTTTACCAACTTATCATCCCGTATTTCAATAATATTGGCATTGGCCATGAGGCAATGAGATATAATAGCTATAACCATATATGCACAGCGTCCAAGTCTTGATAACTCTGTAACATATATAATATCTCCCTTATTTATTTTATGCAATATCTTACCTAACTTTCGCACATTAGGATGCCTGGCACCGCTCACACTCTCTTCAATCCATCTATCAATAACAAGCCCCTTACGCTTGCAATATTGCATAATCTCATACCGCTGATTTTCAACGGTCTGTTTTTCGCTGCTAACCCTTATGTAACCGTAATTCATAGCTGTTTTTTGCGAGAAAGTAATAAAATATCTACGAAAAAATAAAATATGAGATAATAGGTTTTCATAACCCGGAAGATTTGCCCCTTAAATGTATTAAGTATGGCAGATGATATTAAGGAAAATGCGATGAGTGGTGGAACTCCGGCACGGTTACGTGGGCTGGCGGCAAACGGCAACAGTATATCACCGACATTGGAAGAGGTAATGAATGAGATGGGAATACACACCTATAGCTTTACATTGGCGGCAAAAGAGGAAAAAGACCTTGGCGACTTGGGGTACGGTATGTATTTGCTTGCATCCCCCAACAATGCAGCAACTGCTATATTTGCTTTTGGTTCCTATTCAAAAGGTTTTGTGTCAGATGCAGGTTCAAATTTTTACTGTGATTATACAGATGGGACTAAAGGTGTTGCTTTCGGTCGAAAAACGACAAATGGTAGCTTTTTTATCAAAAACAACAGAAGCACTGACACATGAGGATGTAAATTAAACTGTGTCAGCAAGGAATAAAGTATTAACTTTGCTAACACAGTTTTTTTTATGAAAGAAGAATTTGATTTCGAGA